TCATGTACCACTCAAAATCAGCACCAGCATCTTGATCACATCGTCCAGTACTACAGGTGGCAGCCATACGCCGAACACTGCCAGTACAAGAGGTGCAATGACATAGTTGTATACGATGAGAAAAACGAACACGTAAGCAATGTAGTGCTTCCATGAACTATCAGCCTTAACACTACCCTTAGTCTTTACCTTGCCAGGCTTTGTAGTCTTACCCTGCCCCAGTAGCTTTAGTAGCCATCCCTTCACGAACTCAATCATGTTAAGTCCTCCAGGAGTTCACGAATTTTCTGCATGTGCTCTTTATCCATTCCTGCTGTGAACTTGAATTTCGCCATCAACGCTTTATTCAAACTGCCCCACTGAGAACACAACATACAGATCAGTGCAGACTCACAGTGAAGTGCTTCGGCATATGTTGGATAACACGCCAAGATGCTCTTTTTATACGGTTCACCCGCTTCGATCATTTCATTCACTGACCTACTTGAACTGGTGTAATCGTTCCAGTTCGACTGTTTAGAAGTACTCTTAATCTCTGAGACACTTTTTACCGATTTCCATACTCGTTTCTGACCAATATAGAATTCACCACTATTCGGAAACTGGATTATATATACGAAACACGCTGTTTCTTCTGGAATGAAGTATTCATCCTGATACCACATTGCCCATTTCATTTCTTGTTCTGCATTTGACGCCATTTTTTACCTTCCTTGATAAATAAGTCATACAACTATTTATGAGGAAACATCAAAATGAGCATCGAAACAGACGCAATCGAGTTACTGAAAAAACTTGAAGGTACTAAACAATACCAGACCAAAATGAAGTACTTCAGAAATGGAATGTTCCATATTTATAAAGACTCAGAAGGCTTTGAAACTATCGGGTACGGTCATCTGGTTAAACAAAGTGAACGTATTAAATTCGTGAACGGAATTACAGAACAGCAAGCCGATCAATTACTCCTGGTCGATTACCAGAAAGCAAAGCGTGATGCTGATTCATTCAATCTGGATTTACCGGAACGCTGGAATGCATTAGTCTCTATTCTCGTATTCCAGTTGGGTAAAGCTGGTTACTCTAAGTTCGTTAAGCACCTTGCCGCACTGAAAAACCACAATTACGCTACTGCAATTGCAGAACTGAAAAACAGCAAACTTTATCAACAAACACCAAATCGTATTGACCAGTTACTGTACTGGGTAACAAACTAAAACAACAAAGGCCAGCTATTATGCTGGCCTTTGTTGTTTTTCATGCTGCAATTCTAAAATGGTCAATACGCGTGACAGTTTCACATCAATTTCGTTGATTTTCATCTGAACGTTTTTCAATTCAGACTCTAAAACAACCTGCTCATTTTCAATTTTGTCTAAACGTTGTTTCAGTAGTTTCTGTTCAGATTGCAAGTCTGCAATGCGACGTTCCAGAGCCTCTGTATCCTGTTTGAACTCACGGTATCGTGTGAATGCAAAACCCAGTACTGCCACGGTCGCACTTACACCCGCAATTAATGTACCTGTAATCATCATACGCAAATCCCGAGAAACAGACTCAGCGTAACGATTGTCCATAATGGCAAGCCAACAGTATGCAGTGCAGCAAGTCCTACTACTGCTGCTGCATAAATGCCAAACTTGATTATTTTTTCTTTATCCATATTATTATCCTCTCTCAATTGTACTGAGAGTATTTATTATTTTTATTGTAAAAACGGCTGTTTTAACTGTACCAGGTAGTACTGAATGTCCAGACCCTTAACGAACAATTTGTATACGTCAATTACCTGCACCTGGTACACATCATCGTAATATTGCCAGTCAACAATATCACCACGGTTCAGTACTGGATCGTTAACCTGCATGAATGCAATGTTCATACAATCATTACCCATTACATCAAGTCCGTAATCGTTAAAGTACTTTGTATTGATGAATGCCTGATTGAATGGCTTATTGCACATCAGAACGTCCTTACACGCTAATTTGATGTTCTCTGTAACTTCTACGCTGAAATGCTCTTGCATTAGTTTCTCCTGAATATAAATATTCCTTTCATATTATTTATCACTAATCTCGCTTTTTGTTCAGTTTCATCAAAGAAGTCATAAATCATATTGCGTTTTTTCTTCTCATATTTACCGATAATACGTTTACTCCGTTTTTTCTTTTTCAGACTGGTATCAATCAAATACTTTTTACCGTTCTGTTCCACTACCTTGTACTTTTTACCCATCTGGGTATGCAGTCCTGCAATGTTGCCCTGTGCAGTCATACGAGCGTTAGCAGTTGGAATAATTTTGTTAAACGTTGCCGGATCATCTGTCAGTACTGAACGCAGATAAGCAGCCTGTGAACCTCGTACTATGATCTGGTTCGTTCTCGTACCATTACCGTGCTGAATGAAATTGAAGAATATCGCCCGTTTGGTAAAAGCAACAGAACCACCCTCAACACTGTTGTTGATGTCATCCTGAATCTGTTTCGATAATGCACGGCATCGTTTTGTTAATTCTGACTGAAAATCTGTTATAAACACTTTGCCCTGACTATTCAGTACTCGTACTGCGTCGGCGGGAGTTGCCCCCCGCCTAAAATCGCCTGATATCATTTTGTTCTCCTTATGCTCTACCCACGATTACAGTTATATTTGCACCGTTGTAAGCACCCACATTATTGTTAGAACGCTGTTCAATTGTTAGTGTTACCGCTACGCCTGCTGGAATTGTCATCGTACCCGACCCCACTGCAATATCGGATGACAGACCTGTAGCAGAAGCACTAGTGAATACAAGGCCAGCACCATTTGCATATATGTTTACACCACGAATATTAGTAGACTCTCTAGGTGGGTTGTAATTTCCGTCATAACCGCCTTTTACAGTGACCGGAACGCATGGAATTGACAGAATACGGGCAAATTGTGGTTCTGCTGGGATAGTGATACCGCCACTGCCTAACAGGAATACACGCATAATATCGCCCTGAATACTGTTCGCTTTCAGGTTATCAATCGTACAGTTACTGAAATAGCCATTAGTGAATGAACCGCCTGACGCATATACAGTACCCTTGAAATAGCCGCTCTCCGCGTAAACGTCACCTTTGAAATAACCGTTCTCCGCAAAAACACTACCCCGGAAATATCCGTTATTGAAGTAGCTCGTACCATCTTTTCTTATGCACCAGCCTTGTCCGCCATTAGCAGGCCATGCATCATTCCAGTTGTTTGAACTAATCTGATTACCAATCTTAGCGTTATTAATACTACCGTCCTGCACCTGAAGTGACCCCACACTCGCTGATCCGAGGTGAGCCTGACCTATACTTGCGTTAGCAATCATTGCTGAATTGATGTAAACGGTATTGTTCTGTACGGCAAACGGAATTACCGGGTTAGATACTGCACCAGATGTTTTAGCCGTGATAATTTTAAAATCATCTGCTACAAAATATACAGCACTTGCTTTTGTATTTGCATCAGCATAGATACCCATACCTGCAATAGTACCGTTAGCATTTACTTTCAATTCGTAATGGCTATTAACGGTATTTTTTAATGCATCGATATTGGTAGTCATGGCAGTACTGACACTTGAAATATTACCGTTCAGTTCAGATTTTGCCTGAGATAGTGCAGTACTTTGAGCCGTGTCTTTACTGGTGATAGTACTGTTCAGTGTTGCAACCTGGGACGTAATATTACTGTTGATACTACTAACCTGTGCATTCAGTGCCTGTGTCTGAGCCGTATCTTTAGTCGTAATAGTCTGATTCAGTGTTGTGACTGCTGCACTGATATCTGTAGCTGTTTTACTGGTTAGCTGGGTAATACTGGTCGCGTTTGCCTTATCTCCATCAGTGATTGCCTTATTCAACGTAGTGACCTGTGCTGATAAATCCGCTGCTGTAGTTGCCTGCAAATTGGTAATTGCCGTTGCGTTAACCTTATCACCGTCATTAATCAACTTTGTCGTTTTGGTTTCTGATGCACCTATCTTAGTAGTGGTGTTCACGTTGGCCTGTGACACTGCGTCGTCAATAGCAGTACTAATCTTGTCGTCCAGATGTAGAAAATCGTTCAGTGACTGTTCATCCTGTGCTGACCAGTTAACTTTTGATTGCAGATCAACATATACCCCTGCCGTGAAAATAATTGCGTCCTGTCCGAACTCGTCATAAGCACCTGCACGTACATAGTACTTCCCATCATCAACAGGGAAACTGTGCATGAACGGACTGTTAGTACCGAACGTTTTCAGATTCTGTGTGAACGTACTGTTCGTGGCAACCTGTACCTGTACACCTGCGAAATCACTGACACCTGCTTCCGGGTTATTGTACGTCACGAAAATAGACTCATAACCAGCGTTAGCCGTAAACCCGGTCAATGCCGGGCATTGTGGGTTAGTCACCGTGATACGGGCTTCTGCACTGTAGATACTGCTGTTATGACCCCATGCCACAACACCGAAAGTACGGGTACGGCTGAGAGTGTCTAATTTGTTCATCGCATAGGTGTACGTGAATTGGTTAGCCTGAATGAAGTACGACCGCTTCTTAACCATGCCAGTGTCATACACAATGATTTCGTATTTGTTGAAATACTCGCTGAACTTTTTGCCGTTCACGTTCAGATATGACTGATCATCCCAACCGATTATGAAGTCCAGAGCATCTGTAGTATTGGCAGTACTGCCACGGTTGATCAGATTCAGGCCAGTAATAGCAGGCAGGGTAAACGCGAAATCAGGTACAACACCGTTCTGTGTCACCTTGTCTGACACAATGCCGAGGTTGTTGAATGCTGCTACTGCAAAATCATATTGAACGCCTGTTGTGAGGCCGTATAGCTCGTAATTCAGAACGTACTGGTTCGTGCTGCCGCCATACGTCCAGGTTTGCGTACCTGTCTGACGGTAATACACGTAGTAACCACGCAGGTACTGATCGACACTCGCCGCCCATGTCAGTACTACAGTCTGCCCCTGATTCGTTGCACCCTTCTTAACAACAGATAGGTTTGACGGTGGTAGTACTGCTACTGGCTTCGGTAATGTACCTTCCCAGGAGTACATCGGAACGTCCACGCCTTCATAAATGCCCTGGTGATACTCTACGCATTGCAAATTAACCATGCCTATACTGTCAGTGTTAGTACTGATTGATTTACCCGCTACCCTGAACAGCTTATTTTCGTACCCATGTTCTGGTTGAGATACCGTTATAACATCCCAAACTTTGAGATCCCAGCCTGAGTCAGTATTGAAGCTGATTGTATTATGGCTGTATTTGCCCTTCAGCAATTCGATGTTAATCAGGTGTTCAACCTGGTCTTTGTCATATACCCATGAATAATCGAGACTCTTAGCAATAACAAGGCCATCACTGGTTAATACATCACTGGCAGGAATATCTGACGGTATACGCAAGATATCATCACTATAATTGTTAGTGGTGTTCTTCCATGTTGCATCGATGGTATTGAAATAGTCACTGATACCACTCGTAGTACTGACAAATTCACCGAAAATTGTTGATTCGTCAAATGTCTGTACTGACAGTGCCGGAATATCTACAGTTAAATATAGTTTACCGCAATGAATGCTTGTGATGCCCCCAAATGTCATCAACATCTTTTCAATGTTTGATTTATAAGTGGACTGATAATCAATAGCACCATTACTGAACATCTGATAACGGGTACAGTACTGTGCTGCTGTCTGGAATGATGGCAAATCAATATTACCAGGACTGACACCGAGACCATACTCTGTATTGGTCACATAATCGTATAACTGGTTTACTGGGTTATTACTGACAATAGTAGTTCCAGACACTAAATCGTAAATTTTCTTACCAGAACATTCAGCTGTTAATACGTAACTATCGTTGACCAGTAGATTATCTTCTAATGATTTTTGAGTTTTCTTGATAACGGTATAAATCTGTACAATCCCGTTACCTTTGAACGTACTGTTATTCCATTGAGTACCCGCATACGTACCAGCTAATACTTTACCCCCCGTGTAATTAGGCTTCCCGAAATATACCTCTAACTGCAAAATATCACGGTATTTCGCATCGATACTGGTATTCGGTACGACCCCTTCAACAGTGACAGGAGTTGTTAAAATCGGCTCGTCATCAAGCCAGATTTGGCTGACCTTGTTGATCTCTCCCATTGCCAGGGCATGACTCGTAAACAGGTACTGGCTGCTGCTGTTCTGGACGTTGTACCAGTTAACGATTGAACCGCATTTAACCTTTTCACCGTACAGGATAGGTATACCCGTTTGTGGGCTAGTAGAACGGCTGAGAGTCGTTGCACTGTCTGTATGAGGTGTAATACCCGGCATCTGTGACAACATCGAGGTTGCGATCAAACTCGCAGAACCAGCAGCGGCTCCCCATGCCGCCGCTGCTGAAAGACTTGCACCGCCCGTATAGACCGCTGCCGCTACAGCTACAGCCGTGATCAGTGCACCGACAATACTCATTCCTGAGATTTTACCGCCCATTATTCACCCCCTTCCGTGCCTGCCGTGCCTGCATCAGGAGTGATCCGGTAAAACGTCCAGTCATGTAGCCAGGGCAGTACTGCCAGGTTGAATCCAGTACTGTCAGCATTAAGGGCAATATACTTACCATCCAGTACTACAGAACCGTGAATACCGTTAACCATGATGTCACCGAACACTGGCTGATCGACCTGTACGCCATGCTTCTTACAGATCTGTTCCAGTGAACCCAGTTCGTGTTTAGTGAACAGTTTCTGACCTGCTTTGATGGTTTTATATTTCCCCATTGCTAAATCGGTATATGCAGTACCGCATACCTGATCGATAACTTTCAGTACCAGAATATTGCAATCATTTTTGCCTAACAGGAATTCAGTACTGATACATTCCTGAGCAATGTTGTGAATCTTAATTATTTGGTTTCTCATTTCTTATACTTCCATGTTTGCTGAGAGTTAATTTTTCCTAGTAATGAAAAGTACGCGTCATTCTTATGTGTACTTTGGTGTACTGAGTTAGCGGCTAAGGTACGCTGCTGTACGTCCAGCTTCTTCCATATGCTATTGACGTATACGGTTAATTCATTTTTTAAATCATCGTTATTCGAAATCGATTCGAAATAATCTATATAGCCACTGAACATTAGAGAGTTATCCAGTACTGTAGCGTCTGCTGGATTCAAAATAGTCAGCCACATATTTACCTGTGCATTTTTCAGACCTCCTGATAATGCCAGCACCTGGAACGACTGTGATACATTGCTAACTTTGAATGACATTGAATCATTACTGATATCTTTCTGTTCACTGAATGAGCCGAAACTGTCATTAATGAAGTCCGGGAATGAGGTGTACAAATTACCGCTGATATTCAGATCGATATAACCATCATTTAGATGAAGTGCCTGAACACCCGACCCCTGAACGGGGTAGATATCAATACATTTAACGGTCACGCCTAATTGCATAACTTCTGATACTGATAACTGTGTTTTATTACCGCCCCTGGTAGCATTCCAGTACTTCAATAGTGCTGAATTCGTAAATACTGCCTGATTCATTATAACGCCTCCGTCGCTTTGACTTGCAGAGTCATAATGTTTTTGGATTGCAGATTTAAATCACAGTCAATATCGATAATGAATGTTCCGGTGATACCCTGAAAGCGGATTACTTCACCCGCCTGTACGTTCTGACGTAACGCCGGGAAAACGGTAATTGAAGTGCCTGTATTGGCGATAATGCGATGAATTTTAGTACTGTTCTGGAAGGTTACTAACGTTCCAACTTCAAGCATATTTGCTGTGCAAGGGATAACAGACCCGCCTTTATTAATAGTTGCAGTACTGTATACTGTTGCAAAATGCTTGCCTGTATATTGACTGTAATAACCTAAATCTGTACTGAAAGGTTTGCCCTGCGAATATTGAGCAATAAAATTCAGTACTTCCTGTCGGTCTGCCTGATTGAACTGGATATTGAATGTTAATTGATAGTACTGAATACCCGTACTGCGGCGTATCTGTGAGCCTGTCCAACTTTTATTAGAGTATGCTGGTTCAATACTCTGCATTTGGAAGTCACTAATTTTAATGTCGTTCGAAAATAAAGCCATTTGAAATCTCCTGATTTATAGTATTTATCAGGAGAACGAAAACAAAAAAGCCAGCGTGAATGCTGGCTTTTGATATTAAGTGTTTCTCTTTTGTGCTGCCCGAACTGACTGCATAACGTTATTAGAATGCTTCTTTAACATTGTCTGGAATTGTTCATCAGTAATTTGACCACCACCATTAACTACCAGTGGTGCATTAATGACAATCTGACCAGTACTGTTACTCTCCTGCTTATCCTGCTGTTTCAGGAATTGAGTTAAATCACGGTTGTTATCGTTATTCAGAACACGTTCACCCGCTTTCAATACCCATGTTGATTCATCTTTGCCACCCAGTTTAGGTACTGAATCAATACCGCTGTGTGTCTGCCCCTGAATCTGTGTACCACGTGCAGTACTGATAATGGATGCCCCTAAACTTGCCACCTGTGCATAGTTCGCAAAGTTGGCAGGCCACGGCGTAGCCATCGCATTCGCTAATGCTTCCTGAATTTTCATAACAATATTGGCAATCGATATACTCTTACCTACCACAAAAGCGGCTTGAGCGGCCTTGTTGCCCTTTCCTGCAACACCTTCAAGCATGGTTCCAATATTCATGGCTGAATCTGCAAACATCTGGATCTGTGCCTGGCTGTTCTGCCGTTCCACTTCTGCCGCTTTGTTATTGTATTTTGCAGTCAAATCAGCTTTACGTTTTTCAAACTGTTCTTTACTAATCAGTTTGTTCTGGTACATTTGTTCATCAACCTGAATTTCAAAATCACGCTGTTTATATATTTCATCCTGCTGCTGTTTGATATCTGCCTGATTGCCAAATGGGTTAGTTGGATCATGCAGTCCAGAACGGATATCCTGTGCTGAAAGCATTTTTGAAATATGTTCGGATGTAATATTCTGGGTATTACCGATAGTCAGTGCTGCCAGATTCTCACTTAATTGTTTAGGATCTGTTGCTTCCAGCATCTCAGTAATAATACGTTTAGAACCTTCAAGCCTCGCTGTTTCCTGCCGGGAAATAATATTTGTTTTCTGGGTTTCATTTAGATTTAGAATAGTTAAGGACTCATCCAGTTTTTTACGTAACTCGTTCTGTGTGTAGTTATATTGCAGTACTTGCTGTTCGGCGGAATTCTTACCCAGTTGAGACATTACCTGATTAAGGTTAATTTTTGCCTGTAGCTGTTTAAGCTCCAACTGTTTAGCGGCATCTGCGGCTTTTTTGGCTGCGTCTGATGCTTTCTTCTCACCTTCTGGATCTTTGAGTTTATAGGGCTTGCTGGTTGGCTGTTGCGTAGGTACTGCACCTGCCGTTGTACTGTTAGAGTACTGACCTTTGCCCCATGAATCCGGCAACGCATGATGATCACCCAGTGACGCAAAATCATATGCAAATCGTTTAAGATTTCCTCCCATCTGATCGAATGATGGTAATTTCCATTCACCAGAAAATATGTTGCGTAGCTCGTTGAGTGCTTCGATGACGGGTAATAGTGCGTTAACTCTGAGTTCCTGGAAGTTGCGATCCAATTGAGCAATATTCTGTTGATAGCGTCCGTATGCCTGTGCCGTTTCAGTAGTAATACCAGCATGTTGTTTTTCAATAGCATTGATCGCTTCAACTTCTGATTTGTACTGTCTCAGTACTGGCAATAGCTTACTACTGTCACTGGCGATAGACTCCATAGCGTTCGTGATCTCAGCATTCGACTTACCCGCTTTTTGCAGTTCGTAGAACGTCTTGATAATCATCTTGATACCGCCATCAGCATCATTCATGTACTTCGTAAAACCCTGTAGATTGACACCCCAGGCTTTCAGGTCATCCCCGAAACCACCCTTGCCTTCACGGAAGAAATCACCCATGTGATCAAGAGCATCTTTGTTGAAATCACTGAATTTGTCATATTCGATGTTCAGTGAACCAAAAGCACCCTGTAGCTTCTGTAATTGTTCTACGGTCATTCCAGAAGTTTGTGAGGCTTCATTCAGTACTTTAACGTAATCAGATGCTGCATTTACCTGGCTGATTGTAATAGCTGTTAATGCACCGAACCCTGCACCTACTGCAAGTAGACCTGAGTTCATCCCGGCCAGCTTTCCAGTGATGTCACCGAACCCGCCAGATAGTGAGGCAAGTGAACCTCCCGCCTCACGACTGAATGCATTCAAACTGTTCCCGGCCTGCCCTAGGGCACGTTGAAGACCTGAAGCATCACCTGAAATATTGAATACTAATTGTTGATTGTTCTGTGCCATCCTTAGCCCCCAGTACCAGTACTGCCAGTAATGAATTGCATCATGGCTGACTGTTGTAATTGTTGTTGTGTCAGTTGTTTTTGTTCTTCATCCTGCATACGTTCATATACAGTTTTGTTTGAAAGCAGGCCGTGCATATCCCAGTCATGAACATTGGCCTTCTTCATCCCGTCCTGTGTCAGATTGCCACTGCTCATTAATATCAGGTGGGCAAGATTTGAGTACTTAATATGTTCAAATCTTGCTCCTGAAGGTTCAATACTGGAATCGTAAATCATCATGTACTCAAATAGTTCAGGATCTAATGACTCCAGTTCTGATGGACTCAACCCACGTTTGTTTAATAGTTTCAGGGTAAACATCAAACGCGGATTGTTTCTTATTTTTTTTCGATCTGATCCTGAACTTGTGGTTCGTCTGCTTTAGGCCACAATTTCATTACTGCGGTGTTAATTTCACCTACGATCAGTGCATCAATAGAATTAACGTTAATTTTACCGTCTTCATCTACATCAGAGAAAATAGGTGTACCGTTTTCATCTGCAACTGTGTAAAGAAGAGTTGATTTTGCATCAATGCATTTTTCGAAATTGCTGATAGCAGGTCGATGAATATGCAGTACTGCACCGTTCTTGAGGGTAATTTCATGCAATTCCGGTTTCAGGGCTGCAAATAGAGTATGAATATCCATTATGGCAGTAATCCCTGTGCTACTGGTGCACCGTCGCAAGCGAAATTAAGAGTCAAGTTCACTACTTTATCCCGATCACTCTCGATCTTGCGTTCTGTAATAAAACCGTTATAGGTGACATATGAACCAGTAGTTTTAGTGGCATCGTTGAAATAACTGAACTTCAACTGAATACGTGTACCGTTTTCAAAAGCGGTAACAAGTTGTTGATGAACTGTGTTATCTGGCATCCAGTTAAGCTGTAAAGTCACGTCGGCGTTAGTCTTTGAACCTACTAGTTTACGATTGTATGAAGTATTGAAAGAAACTACTTCGATTACTGTTGCAGTACTACCAGTACCTGGGAATGCTGCAATTTCTGGAATATTGGTAAATGTGGTAGCTTGAGTAGCTCCGGCTGTACCGATGCCTACTGCAAGATTACTACCCGTGAAAACATCCATTGGCATAATGATATCCTTATCATGTTGTTAATATTCAGTACTGGCATCCTTGCCAGTACTGAATTGTTGTTTTGTTTACTTACTTATTTATGGCTGCAATCATTGCCCGTAATTCAGCAATTTCATTTTCCATTGCTTCAATTTTTGCAATTGAATGATTTAGTGCAAGTGCGGTATCCATCATAATGACGTTATTATCAAGGGCCAAGGTATCATCCTTATCACAACGATTACCTTCATCGTCATATTCCGGTGCGGCTGGTACTAACTTGACATACTCACTATCAATATCGCGTAATGCGTCCTGTGCAATAATGCCACGGCGTTCACGTTCCATCGGATCGAAGTTATATATGAAAGTGCAGGGTTTCAGCTTTTTGATATTTTCATAAGATTCTTTACCATCGTTATATTCAATATCATGTTTTAGTGTTGCATCAGAGGTTGCTGCTTTCTGGAATGTGTAACTACCTGACCAACCGCCACCCGCTGTACAGCTCAAATCACCTGAAGCTGGAGTAAAGTACCAGTACCGGGTTCCCGCGTTACCTGAATCACCAAACTGAGTTAAAGAGGTGTTACCCCAGGCAATGTTTCCGTTTCCAACGTTGCCCCACATTGATCGCAGTTCATAACCACCGTTATGTCTATATGCCCATGACAATGCACCAATAGCACTGACACCAGCGGGATCGGTAGTCATATTTTGATAGATACCGGATTTACCTGACTGTGCTGATTCCCACCACGGTGCAGGAACTGGTGAACCTATTGATAAGAGGCTTCTGAAAGTACCATTAGTCGCTAATAAACTACCATCCTGACCGATATCAAAATAACTCTGATTAGAGGGAGAACCACCCGAGGCGATAATACGTGCCTTACGTGTTTCAACACCGCTTGAGGATTTTTCATATACAGAGAACATATAAGCGGCTGATAATTCTGCACCAGCAGCACTAATTGTAGATCTAACAAGACCACCAGCACCCGAGAAGTTATTAGGCGGTGTTGCCGCTAAAACTTCATCTGCCTCAATAACACGGGTAGTTAATTCACCTGTATTAGACAATTTGAGTAGGTCAGTTGTATCAGTAGTTCCCGTCGCAATTCTATAAGTGGTTCCCTGTACGGTTTCATGGAAAGTAGCATCAGTGGAACCCGATCCGCCTTTGAACTTTCTAAGGTATGACTTACCACCCGCTGTACCAGTACTCATAGATGTATGACCGTAGGTACTTTGGGCAACTGAATCCTGGTTGATAGTGTTCTTAACAGTGAGAGTACTGTTGAAAGTACTGGCACCTGTTACCGTGCCACCTGCCAATGCAAAACCACCCAGTGCTGCAAGGCCAGCCGCTGCTGTTGTGGCTCCTGTACCACCACCACTGATCGGGATAGTACCGCTGAAATCACCCTGAGTCAGTGTGATGTCACCAGTTAACGGAATGCCGTTAATCGTCAGTGATGAAGGTACAGTACCTTCGATATCAGCCTGTGTAAGAACCACATTACCCGTAAGAGGCTTACCATTAATGGTGCGACTAGTCGGTACTGCTCCAAGATTCGTTAAAGCTGCGGCTGCTGTTGTAGCTCCCGTGCCGCCACCAGTGATCGGGATTGCTGTAGTCAGTCCGGTAAGAGACTTGATAGTACTGTTCACACCTGCACTGGTAATATTTGCAGTACGAACCCATGCAGACCAGGTTACAACACCACTGCTATTACTTGTTCCTGTACGGTTATAGATATCATCAGCATTAGCCGGGTAATAGACCTGAGTACAGCTATTAGCATGTGTTAATCCATTTTTAAGTACAGCTAACGTACCTGCTGCAACTGCTGGATAATTCAATGCCACGGTAGCATTTGCACTTACAGGCTGTTCGTATATGCCATGAACAGAGCCGTTCAGGGTATTCAGATTGACGCCAGCCCCGATGGTTCCGTAGTACGGCATTGCTGATACATCGAGTGCCCCCAGTACTACATCATCGCTGAGTACTTGCCCGTTGATCGTTCTTGACGTTGGTACTGCTGATACATCTGCTGCATTCAGAACGATGTTGGCACTTAAAGGTTTCGAGTTCACTGTTACAGTTTTCGCTACCCCGCCGAGATTTGCTAAACCGGTTGCGGCTGTAGTACTTCCTGTGCCACCACCAGAAATAGGGATAGCAGTAGTCAGTCCAGTAAGAGACTTGATAGAACTGTTAACGCCTGCGGTAGTGATGTTTGCAGTACGAACCCATGCTGAGAAAGTGACTGTACCAGTGTCGTTAGAAGTTCCTGTACGGTTATAGATATCGTCAGTACTGGAAGGATAATAAACCTGAGTACATGAATTCGCGTGAGTTACGCCACTCTTCAGTACAAACAACGTACCACCCACTGCAACCGGATAGCTTAAAGCTGTTGTTGCGTTTGCCGTAACGGGTTGTTCATATACTCCAAAAACACCGCCGTGCAGAGTATTAAGATTAATTCCAGCGGCGATAGTTCCGTAGTACGGCATTGCTGATACATCGAGTGCTGAAAGGTCTACGTTAGAACTCAGAGCCTGACCATTAACAGTACGGCTGGTTGGTACTGTTCCGGCAATATCAGCCTGTGCCAATACAATATTTGTAGAAAGAGCCTTACCGTTAACGGTTAGAGTATTCGGTACAGAGCCTGCAATATCAGCCTGTGCTAATACAATGTTTGCAGAAAGAGCCTTACCATTTACTGTACGGCTGGTTGGTACTGTTCCGGCAATATCAGCCTGAGCAAGCGTAATATTACCTGTTAAGGCTTTACCATTCACAGTTAATGAAGTTGGTACAGTCCCTGCAATATCAGCCTGAGATAATACAATATTGCCTGATAATGGTTTGCTATTAACTGTTAAAGTACTGGGTACTGTGCCTGCAATATCAGTCTGAGATAATGTAATATCTGAGGTTAAGGGATAACCATTAACCCTACGGGCAACGTTCGAACCAGTACCGCCAGAACTGATAGGCAAAGGCGTACTTAACGTTGCACCAGTCGCCGTCAGAGCACCAGTAATCGTCAGGTTGCCAGTACTGGAAAGTGTCAGGGCATCAGAACTATCGGTAGTTGCACCAGTGGCTAATCGGTAGTTCCCTGCCTGTACGGTTTCATGAAAAATAGTATCACCAGTACCGCCACGCATTTTACGTAGATATGATTTCGTACCTGCGGCTGCTGAACTCAGTGATGTATGACCATAGGTTGCTGCTGCAACACCGTCCTGGGAAATTGTGTTGTTTACCGTTACTGCACCTGTAAGAGTACTGGCACCTGTCACGGCTAAAGTACTGGATAGTGACAGTGTTGTGCCTGTGACCCCACCAGTGAATGCACCGCCCGTTTTCGGCATCCCGCCGAGGTTAGAGAGTGCAGTACTTGCCACGGTTGCCCCTGTGCCGCCAGAACTGATAGGCAATGTTCCGGTTACGCCCTGCGTTGCACCTGCGGCCAGAGAGGGCTTATTTGCAGTACTGTAGACCTGATCCCATCCAGTACTGTCAGTGTTCCTGATGTACATGCGAGGTGTTGCAGTCTCAGACACTACGATCTGTGCCTTATTAGTGCCACCACCATCAACCATGCCTACACCCAGTAGATCTACACCCAGCGGGTTATCGGTACGTGTTGCACCAACTTTGATAAATGCGTTACCAGTTGGATCGGCTTCGTAATGTGGGACGGTTGTACCGTCTGCACCCAGACCATAATTACCGATTAATAATGGGGCTGGTTCGTCAATGCTGCCCTGATTGACTACAGAAGTCGGGGTATATGTCCATGTACGCCCGTACACCTTATTAATATCAGCATCGTCTTTCTGTGCGGTTATCTTTCCGTTCAGAATAATGAAGTGCTGACGTAAACTGGTTGGGCTTTCATAGATACTAAATTTCAACTGGAATACTTTGTTAGTACTGTATGCACTATTCAGAAATTGATGACCAACGTTTGACGGGTCATAATGTACAACAATACTGATGTTGCTGATCTTCAAATCACCTCGCAGTACTGCTAGGTATTCTTGATCATATGTTTCGATAGTCTGATTTGAACTACTGATTTTTACTTCTGGAAATGCACCGAGGTTATCAATGTTTGTATATACTGCTGTTGGGTAGTAGTTATTGATGTCAGTACTGTAAGATAGCAACGTGCGGTTGCCGAGCATGATCCCTGCCATTATTGTTATTCTCCATTATTTGTAGTGCGTGCGATGTAATTAATCTGGCACGTTGTCATAATGGTATTTATGGCTGTATCTGGATCGTTACCATCGACTACTGATAGTAGTTTCAGTGAACTTACATTAATGCCCTTTTCTAACAGGCCAGTAATTAATTCAGTACTGCAAAGTACTTCATGAACTTTCGTCATTGTTTGCTGTGCTTTTAATTCACTCTGCGATGTAACTAGTACATCCATTGTCAGCATTACAGAGTGTCTAGTACTGTATTCAAGTTGTTCGTATTGTTCGGTTACATTGCTGATCATCAGAATGTAATCACTGGATGTCTGACTATTTGTTTTAGCGGCCTTTCGTACTTTCAAACCATTAGATACAAAAAGGCTTGATACATGATTTTTAATAGTACTAATATTCATGTGATCAAGCCTCTCTGTAATAGACGTTACATAGACCTGACAGATCATCAATGATGTTATAAACCTCATACTGAACATTATTCAGTACGAAACTATCATCATAGGTGATTTGATCACGGCGGCATGTAAAGTAGTTTTCTGTTGTTTGTATCAGTCCTTCGGTAGTTTGAATTGCTATTTCGGACTGTTCGAAAATGGCAGTAATAGTACTGCCATTGTCTAAAGATAGGGGTTCGCCAAAACTGTTAATCAGAGCATCCATACTTTGCGTATTAAATGCTCTCATGATTATTAAGCCAGTTTGATGATACGGAAGGCTTCCGGTACGAGTACTGCAAAGTCCAGATCTGCCCATACGCGAGCGATTACAGAACCGCGATTACGGTTAGTGGTATCGTCCATGTCCAGCTCCAGAGAGTCACCCCACTGTGCAATTGCAACTTTGGAGAAGTCACCGAGGATAATGAAGTTCTGACCAGCTAAAACTTTCGAGTCATAGGCAGGCACGCCACAGAGGTCTCCTTCATCGAACAGGTAAACGCCTGCGGTGTTGTCACCACGCAGAGTACTACGCAGAGTAGCTTTGGTCTGTGGAGACATTACAGCGGCAATAGAACCGTAAGAAACGCCTTCATCACCCAGTTGTCCTTGTGCTGCAACGATGCCAGCGTAGGTATATGCGTCTACAGTTTCGACTTTGCCCGCTGCTACTACTGCATCTACGATGCCTTTCAGGATCAGGGCTTCCAGACGTTCAGCAGAACCTGCAACAATGGCCTGGCTAACGATCTGTTCTACTTGTGGGCAGGATTTAACTACGCTGCGTGACAGTGGTACAGAACCAGTGAAGGTCTTAGGCTTCAGTACTACAGATTCGAAATTAGCATCAACTTCTGGTGATACACCGTTTTCAGAAATAAAACCGAAACCTGCGGTGAAATCACCAGCCAGTTTAGGGACTGCAATTTCAGAGGTGAGTCCGGTATACATCTGTACTGGGAAATTCTTAAGAACAGATTCAGCACGCAGAATATCTACGAATGAACCGTACAGTACATCAGTATGAATGACATCTTTTACGGTAGTTGTGGTTGCACCAGCACGTACAGCCTGTGCAAAATCAGCGTTAGCAACTACTGCACCGTTTTTGCCGGATGGCAGAGATTTGTCACCGTCCATAATGGAACGGATCAGAGTGTTTAGAGAGAATTCCATTTTATCGTCCTTGATAATGGGTTTATTTTTAATTTGCTGGCGAAACGCATCAATGCTTACGCCTGATTCGATTGCTGAATTCGTAATTTCAGAGTGGATATTGAATGCACGCGAGATTGCGGTAATTTCGGCAATACGTTTTTGATCTTCTTCAGCCTGTTCTTCTTGTTCTTCCTGAACCTGTTCCTGAACGGCTGAATCATCATTTTGTTCTTCTGGTTCTGGCTGCTCGCCATCACCAATACTTTCACTGTTATTTATCGTTTCCGTTTCGGTAATGATTTCGGGATTAAACTCAGAAGTATTAGCAATACTTTCAGTATTTTCATCGGGTTCATTTTCAGTTTCCTCGTTACGTTCCTCTTGTTCGGATGGCTGCTCGTCTTTATTTTCGGGTTCAGGTACTTCTTGTTCCTGCTCTTCTTCAAGAGAACGGCCTACACCCACAAGGTCATCAGCGGGTACTGAAACCATGCTAATTTCATATGGTTCCCATTTGGTAACTAATAGGTTTTCACCTTCAATTCGATAATCGAGAATGGAATAACCTACGCTGACCTTTGACAAAGTACTTTCACGTACCATTTCGAATTTTTCAGCACCCATACCAACTGAACTGAAACGCACTAATGCACGGCCTACATGGTCAGCATCAATACTGGCTGACTCAATAACACCGATATGATTATCAAAGTTATGGTTATAAAGCAGAGCGGCCTTATTCTGTAGTCGTTCTAGATTGACGTTCTCAGGATTATGCAGAAG